AATTGACAAGTTGCACATTGCAATCTGCAACCAAATCAGCAAGGAGAATTTGAGTACCAACCAAAAGAAGCAGTTTTGGTTTAGAAAGGAATACCGCACAAATTCACTATTAATCAGGAGGGTAAAATGATTTTCCTGAATGCTTTGTCAGTTGCCTTTGACCATTACCACAGGTCAAACCCTGCAATATATGACGACTTTAAGCGGTTGACAGTTGAGTTAATCGGGGCAGGTCGCAAGTACATCAGTGCTGACATGGTTATGCACCGGGTAGGGTTTGAAAGGGAAGTGCGTGGCACGGGTCAATTCAAATGCAACAATAATTTTGTCGCTGCCTATGCTCGTTTATTCATGCTCGAATACCCTGAACATGATGGCATTTTTCGCACAAGAAAAAGCAAAGAAGATTTGATGTGTAATTGATTTTTTTTATATTTGAGCAATCGGAAAAATAACTTTAGCAGGTTACCGAGTAAACAGAATGAAAACAAAAAAAATTTCCCCATTCCTAAATTGTTGTCCGCTCTGTTCGGACTTGCTAAACAATTTGGGTTTGGGGTTTATTATTTATGGAAAAAGAAATTCCACTAAACATTTACAAAAATGTTGAAAAATGCTGGGTTCAAAGATTGGATTTAGTATTTGAAAATCAATCACTAAAAGGCATACATCATTCACAGTTTACTGATGTTGTCAATGATTTAGATTGGGTTATTGCAGAACTGAAAAAATACAGAAATGCAATGGCAAGGCATTACAAACACAAACAAGTTAAATAGCCATGGCATTACGCAATCAACCCTACATCCCACTTTATGTGCAGGATTTTTTGACTGATGAAAAATTGAATATGTGTTCAATAACAAGTCAGGGTGTTTACATCAAACTGATGTGCCTTTTTCACAAGTCAAATGAATACGGTGGTATTTTGCTTAAGCAAAAAGACAAGCAAACCACTAAGCAAAACATGAAGCACATTGATTTTTTTGCTTTAAAAGTTGCAAAGCTTTTGCCGATTGATTTGCAGACAATCACAGATGCGCTGATTGAGTTAGTTGAGGAAGGTGTGCTAATTATTGATGGTGATTTTATTTATCAAAAGCGCATGGTAAAAGATAATAAAGTCAGTGAAATCAGGGCAGAAGCAGGTAAATTAGGCGGAAAAAAGAATTCTGAAAAAGTAAATTTTGCTAAAGCAAAAGTAGAAGCAAACATAGAAACAAAAGCGAAGCAAAATACTGAATATGAATGTGAATTTTCAATTGATACTGATATTGATATTGATTTAATTAATAAAGGTGTAGCAATTAAAAAAAATGAGTGGCAAAATTTAGACCAAAAAAAATGGGTAGAAGATAACTGCCCAACACTATTGACCATGACCAAGCCATTGACCAATGAAGGGTTGAATAAGTTGATTTCTGAATTCGGAATGACCAAGGTAGAAGACAAATTGATTGCAATGGAAAATGTGCTTGATACTGTAGTCGGCAGCAAGTCAAAGCGCGATGATGTGGTGCATTTAATGTCGACGCTAAAGGCAGGTGGAGAAGATGGAGCGCAAGCAATTAACGAGCTACGGGCGGGGCTGATTGAAAAATTGCGCGAGGTCGGTTATAGCAACGTAACATCAGCAACGGCGGATAATCTGCCGTCTATTTCAACCGCCAAAGTAGTTAAATACGTGCGCGATTTAGACGAAGGCGGAAAACTTGACGTGATTATGGGAAAGAAAAACGCAGAAAATTTACGAGATTTTGCCGACTTGGTTCAAATAATGAACGTCAAACGAGCAGGGGCGATTAATCAATCAAATACAGGCTCAATATTGACTCCATTTATTGAAGCAGCGGTATCGGGCATGACATTTGGCGTACCGTTCCCCGCTGTAACTGCCATGCGTGAAGCTGTGAAAATGAAAAACGCAAGAGCACTAGAGCGAGCAGTGGAAAGCTCACTCCGACGCCAAAACCAAATACTCGAGCAAGTAAACAAATTCTAGGGGCATCACATGGAAGGCATGGGCGGGGGTGGGGTTGGTTCTGCTGGTGGTTACGGTGGTTCTGCTGCTGCTGGCGGTCCTGTAGCTGGTTTTGATCCAATCCTTATCAGTTTGGTTCGTCGTTCGTTGCCTAACCTGATTGCTTATGACATCTGCGGCGTTCAGCCAATGACTGGTCCTACAGGTTTGATCTTCGCAATGCGTACCAAGTATGGTTCACAAGGCGGTGGTGAAGCATTCTACAACGAAGCAAACACAAACTTCTCAGGCGCTAACGGTGCAATCGCAACTGGTTCTATGACCATTTCTGCTAATGCTACTGACGTTCTGTTGGGTAACGCATCGCCAGGTGCAGCAATGACAACTGGTTCCGCTGAAGCATTGGGTGACGGTGCTGCTGGTAACACATTCCAAGAAATGGCATTCTCGATTGAGAAAGTTACTGTTACTGCTAAGACACGTGCTCTGAAAGCAGAATACTCAATGGAATTGGCACAAGACTTGAAAGCAGTTCATGGTCTGGATGCTGAAACTGAATTGGCAAACATTCTGTCTGCTGAAATTCTTGCTGAGATCAACCGTGAAGTTATCCGCACAATCTACTACGTTTCGAAGCGTGGCGCACAAGCAGGTACAACTACTAAAGGCGTGTTCAACCTGGATACAGATTCGAACGGTCGTTGGATGGTTGAAAAAATCAAAGGTCTGGCATTCCAGATTGAGCGTGAAGCAAATCAAATCGCCAAGACAACTCGTCGTGGTAAAGGTAATGTAATGATCTGCTCGTCAGACGTTGCATCTGCCCTTGCAATGGCTGGTATTCTTGACTATCAATCCGCACTGCAAGGTCAAGTATCGTTGACAGTTGATGACACTGGCAATACATTTGCTGGTACAATCTTCGGTCGTATCAAAGTGTACATCGATCCATATTCACAAACTGGTTCGACTTCTGAGTTCGCAGTTGTGGGTTACAAAGGTACGAATGCTTATGACGCAGGTATTTTCTACTGCCCATACGTTCCTCTGCAAATGGTTCGTGCTGTTGATACTGGTACATTCCAACCTAAGATCGGCTTCAAGACTCGTTACGGCATGGTTGCAAACCCATTTGCCGAAGGTACAAGTCAAGGTCTTGGCGCAATGACTGTTCGTGCGAACAACTACTATCGTGCGTTCCGTATCGCCAACTTGATGTAATTAAAACCACCACTAAGAGTGGGTTTAAAGAGGCACTTTCGAGTGCCTCTTTTTTTTGTTTATAAATAGACGTATGACAGCACTCAATAGAAATCCATCCAATCCTAATATGCTCCAAGGGAATAAGTTCCAGTTGAACTTTTCCAGAGCACCTAATCTACAATACTTTTGACAGACAATTACACTGCCTGGTCTTTCAACATCTGAGATACCAGTAAACAATCCATTTGTTGAACTGTATGCACCTGGTGAAAAAGCAATCTATGATACTCTGAACATTACCTTTATGGTAGACCAAGAGATGACGGGTTGGTTGGAGATTCATGATTGGTTAAGAGGTATGACGTTTCCAACATCATACGAAGAGTATGTAAATCTTGGTCAACTAAACAGATATACCACTGCTGCTGATTCCAGAACACCTCAATATTCAGATGGTTCGGTAACTATTCTTTCTGCTTCAAACAAACCATATTTTAAAATTAACTTCATTGATCTTTTTCCTATTTCTCTGGGTGGATTCATGATGTCTGCCACTGATACTCCAGAGACTATTATTACCTCTGATGCCACATTCAGATTTACCTATTTTAATGTTGAAAAATTGATTTAAGTGTGATATACTTCCAGTAGGAGGTAAGATATGAGTAAACTTGATGATGTATTAAAAATGTGGGCAGACGATTCTAACATAGATCGTACTGAACCAGGTAAAGCACTAATAGATATTCCCAAACTTCATAGTAAGTATCTTAACATACTTTCACAGCACCGTCTACTGGTGAAAGATGCTGAGTTTAAATATAACCGCATGAAGAAACTCAAGTGGGAATACTACACAGGTAAATTAGATGATGATGACTTGAAGAAGTATGGTTGGGAACCATTTCCATTCACCCTCAAATCCGACATCACTACATACTTGGAAGCAGATGAAGATATCAATAAGTATCTTG